GTAATCCCCCATCTAATGTATCCGCCACCCCATAAACCCTCCCCGGAACTCTTTGCTCAACGGGTACTTGTGTCAATTCGCTTTTCTGTATCATATTCCATCCTCCAATTTACTTTTCCGTTCTTCATCACCCCTGCTATTGGCATCCCACCACGCCATGGTTTCAATATCCATGGTTTCTTCCGGTTCGTCATGGTGCGGACATCTGCCTTTTTCCTCACAGCATCCATCAAAATCGCAACAGCACCCATCGCAATCTTCGCATCTTACTTTTTTTTGGCTTTCCATACTCGTGAATATAAAGAGTTAATTGTTCCTACCTTAACAGCCTCGCTAATGGCTTGTTTTTGCTCGGGTGATAGATTCACCCCTTGACGCTCCCAAACGGCTAACACAGCCTCGTTTGCGTTCGATTCGGGCGGTAATTCCCGAATGATGTCGATTATTTTAAGTGGTTTGAGCATTATTCGAAAATAAATCTGAGTAGTTGAATCAATACAATGAATGCGAACATGGCTAATAACCCAGCCACGAGGTAATCGGTAAAAGTTGCTTTTGGTTTCATTTTAAATCGGTTTTAATAGTTACGCCTGATTTTTGGAATATCTCCAACCACTGCTCATCGCACCAAACGGCATGAGGTGAGGTTGAACGATTCCTGTCTGTGCTGACCAATCTGATTTCGTTGGTCGTAGCGTCTTTTTTAGGCAAGTACCAGCCGGGTGTGAATGTTGTAGTGCTCATGCGAAAATTGTATAAAGTTGAACGATTAAAAATACTGCAATTAGATAGGGAATGATGGTGTGAATGTGCTTTTTCATGGGTTAGTTTGAAAGTTCCGAAATATCAACCTGAATAAAAGCCCGATTAATCTTTATTTTGATTTTACCGCCAAAGTTAAGCGATTCCCAATCAATAAGTTTGACCTGCTTGCCTTTCCAGAATATTGGTTTTTGTTGCTGTAATTGGTTTGTGTTCATTTTGTCGTTTTTGAATGGTTTGAATTTTTTTGTGCGTGTACGATGCGACCCCGATGAGATGTGTATTAAATTGTTGAAAGTATATTATTAGCCAAAATAATAGCCTCGCAAAGTTCAATATCTTTAGCAACCCTGTTGTAAGTTGTTGCAGTAGAAACCCAAACGCTTGCTGGCTCATTTTTGTACTGCTGTATTGTTATAGTAGTTCCGTTCAAAGTTATTTCCGCTTTTTTTATCCAAGTTGTATTATTCCCCTGAATTATTTCTGTGTTAAATTGTGCTGTGTTCATGTCGTTTTTTTAAATTGTTTATACAAAGATATAGCAAGTTTCAACAAAGTCAATACTTTTTTTGCATTATTTTTATAACTCGCTGAAAATCAAACCAATTATTTTTACTTCCAGCACGAAAAAATCCATTTTGACACCTCACTATTCAAAAACTCATACACCGCAACCGACCCGACTACATGCGTATTGTTCGTGCTGATTGACATCATTTGCACCTTGAACACTTCGCCCGGCTCACGCTCGATAATCGCCACCGGAAGCCCGTTGAGGCTTACCGATGTGCGATTCGATTCTGGATGACGCTGGTAGGTTAGGTTCAGATTTGCGATAACAGCGTTTGATTCCATGGCTAACTCAAAAAGGCAACTCAATCTCATCCTGTTCAGGTTGTATCGGTGCTGGCTGGCTTACATTCGCCTTAACTTTAACCGTTACCCTCCAGACCGAAATAGTATTGAATACCTTATCGTTGTATTCTCTTCCGTTCAGGTTCGCTTCGATTTCGACAACATCACCCTCATTTATGCCATCTGCAACGCCTACCTTCTTTCCTTCGCATACTGCCTCAATCAACTGCGGATACTTGCTATCCTGCTCTGTTTCAATCCAGATTCTTCTTTTCTGGAATCCATTTGACCCAACCGATTCGATTGGATGCACTTTCTTAACTTGTCCTGTTATTTGCATAATTTAAAATGTTACTTGGTTATAATACTTCTCAAATTTAGCCCAAAATTTGACCACCTCAGCCTCGAGTGTGTTGAGTTCGTCAATAATATCATTCCGCTCAATTCGATGGATGTACAACGGGCGTGGCGTAAAACGAGGGTCGTACGAAACGAAATCGAGCCATTGCAACTTCTCATTAACAAGGAAATACTGATACACTTGGTACTTATAATCGTTTGGTAAGCCTCCCATGCGGATAGTCCTGATGTGGGTCTTTGTACTTGGGCATTTGACTTCAATACCGCCTGTCCTGTCTGGAGTTAATCGGTCTGGGCTCATTGCAAGGTATTCCAAGCGGTCATGTGTGCAGAATCCGACCTGCTCCAATTCGTGTCCAGTCTGCTTGGTGTAAATTTCAGACGCCTCACTCTCATGGTCTGTCCCCCATTGCATCGCCTCGGACACGAATCCATCGACTTCATCCCAAACTGCCATATCTGGACATACTCGTTCATAAATAAGTTCGTCAACTACTTTCAGGTTGTCCGACTTCATGATTCCAGCGACACGACTGCTGGTAATTTTTCCGATACGCAACTTATGCCAATCGGGCGTGCCTTGTTCAACTTTGTGCTCTATCATAAATTATTTGGTTAATTCGGTTTTCCTTAAATCCTTCGTACTCAAACAAGCCGTTTGACCTTCGCTATCAAGACCCTTCCAAAGCGTCTGCAATGTCGCTAAGTCCGGTGCGTTCCGGATTGCCTCGATAGTTGCAGTGTAATCCTGTGCTGGCTTTATACTTACCTTCTCGTTCCGTACCCGTAACGCATCCGTTACATCCCCAAACGCCTTGACCTTGTCTACTCCAATCTTTACTTGTTGTCCTGCCCACTTTTCAATCGCAGGTGTACCGAGCAAACGAGTTATTGTCTTGCAGTTAGTCTTGTTCAGGATAATTGGTTTCGTTTCTTTCGTAGTCGCTACGATGCAGTCCGATTTCTTGCCATCCGCACCCGGTACGGCTTTCTTTTCAACCGTTACGAGCGTAACGATGACTTCCCGATACTGATTGTCCGATTCGAATAGGTCGTGACTTCCGAAGTAGTCAGGGTTTGTGAGTTGTTTCCAATGTGTCATAGTGTTTTCGTTTTTTTCTGTTTTAACGCACAATTTTCACAAAGGTTACAAAACTTTTAATTTATTTTTGCGTTTAATTGTTATATTTGTAAAACATCCGGGTGGAAGCGGATTCAGAATATTTTCCTTAACGGAAACAAACCCCTTGAAATAGCAGTCTTCCACCTGCTGTTTCGGGGGTTTTTAATTTAATAGAATGCCAGAAATACATCTTAGACCATATCAGGTCAAAGCATTAAACGAACTTAGGGCGTCTATTGCCAAGTTTAAACGATCAATACTTGTCATGCCTACTGGATCAGGCAAGACAACCGTTGCAGGGTTTATGGCAAAGGAATCAACATTGCGTAAAAAAAGATTGCTATTTATCGCGCATCGAACCGAATTGCTAACCCAAGCGCGAACCAGATTCCAGCAACTTGGTCTCACTTGCGGAATTATTCAGGGTCAAAAATCAATTATTGAGCCTTACTTGAATGTTGCGTCCGTTCAGACCGTTCGAAATAGGCTTTCGTTTATGAGACACTATGACATTATAGTAATTGACGAATGTCACCTGTCAATGGCGTCATCATATCGCAAGGTTCTGGATCATTTTCCTAATGCTTTCGTCGTTGGATTGACCGCCACACCGCGCAGGCTTGATGGAAAACCGCTTGGGGAAATTTACAAGGATTTAGTTAACCCTATTTCAATAAAGGATCTTGTCGAATCAGGTAATCTTGTTCCTGCAAAATATTCTGAAGCGGTATCATCAGCAGACCTTACCGGAGTTGCTACGATTGCTGGCGAGTTTAGCCAATCAGAATTATTTTCAAGATTTGACAAACCAACGCTTTATTCAGGCGTTATTGACCACTACAAACTAAAAGCAAACGGAACATCATTTATCTGCTTTTGCGTCAATATTGAACACTCAAAGAAGACCGCAGAGGCATTTAATCAGGCTGGAATATCCTGCGTGCATATCGACGGAGAACTGCCAACAAACGAACGCAAACGACTCACAGACCTATTTCGGTCTGGGGCAGTTATAGGCGTCTGCAATGTAAATCTATTTACTGAGGGCTTTGATGTGCCTCATGTCCAGACCTGCATTATTAATCGCGCAACGCAATCCGAAGCGTTATTTATGCAAATGATCGGGCGTTGCCTAAGACCATACCCCGGTAAATTTAACGCCATTGTTCTTGATCATGGGCGCAATGTGACTGAAAGGCATGGATTTCATGACGACAACAAAGAATGGTCATTGACAGAAAAAGCGAAGAAAAAGTCTAACAAATTAGGGGCGTTTGGCGTTAAAACTTGTTCACAATGTCAATACATGATGCCTCCGTCGGTTAGATTTTGTCCTGAATGTGGACATACTGATTATCAGCCAATCGAAAATAAAACCACAGAAGCGGAGATTTTTCGAGATATTACCGCCATTGACCGCCCGAAAAGACCCGAACATTTGCGGAAAAAATATACCGAAATGAATGAGTCAGAATTAAGGCAAGTACAGCAGTTATTAGGATATAAGGATGGCTGGGTTTATGCAATGTTAAAAGTGAAAAGGAAGTACCAAAACAAATAAAACAGGATCATTCACATCAAAATAGAAAAATAATGTCATACATCTCAATTTATAAAAACGCTAAAGATTCGATTTCAACCGATACCGAACACATTGATAATTTTATTCATTCGGTAAAATCAGGAAGGTGGAAAGAATCAGTCGAAAAATATAGGTCTACTGGAGATCAATCTGATAAAGAAAAACTCCCAATGGTAACTATTTCCGGTCAGTTTCAGCGACGAAGGGCAGACGCGCTTATAAAGCATTCCGGATTTATTTGCGTAGATATTGACAAACTGCCAACAGAAGAACATTTCCTTTTGTATCAGTCAATTTGCGAAGATAGTTACACCTATGCCTGCTTTTCTTCCTGCTCAGGAAATGGGATTGCCGTAATTATAAAAATAGATCCGAGTAGACACCTTGACGCGTTTGCTGGCTTAGAAAAATATTATGCTGAAAAATTCGCTACCGTTATAGACCGCTCTTGCAAAGATATAACGCGCTCTCGATTTGTGTCATACGATCCACACCTTCAACACAATCAAAAAGCGCACATATTCAAAAAATATATCCCTAAAAAGGAACAGCCAAAGTCAACACCGCCTCCAGTATATTCAACTGCCGACTTTAATCAAATAATAGATCACATTGAACGAAATGCCGTTGATATTACTAATTCATCTTATCATGACTGGTATAGGGTTGGATTTGCTTTGGCAGATGAATTTAAAGAGGCTGGGCGCGTTTACTTTCATGCTATTTCAAGATTTTCGTCAAAATATGACGAGAAAAAAGCAGATCAGCAATATAGCGCATGCTTAAAATCGCGCGGTTCAGGATTGACTATTTCTACTTTTTTTCATTATTGCAAAGTTGCGGGCGTACCAATTCGGTCAAAACAAACGCTCGAAGCAATGCGAATCTGCGAGCAAGCAAAAAAACAAGGCAGACCGATTGAGTCTGCCGTTAAAGTGCTGACACAACTAAACGGCATGGATGCTTTAGAAGCGTCAGAAATAGCCGAAAAAGCATTTAAACGAGAATATACGCCTGAGTCTGGTGGCAATATTGTCAAAGAAATTGAAATATACCTGAACTCAAACGCGTCTCTTAGGTACAATACGATCACCCAACGAATCGAGAATAACGGAACGGAAATATCTGACAAGCAAATTAACTCCATGTATCTGGACATGAAAGAAATCGTTCCAAAACTTCCACTTGAAACATTTAAAATTTTTATCAATTCAGACCGCGTTACACCTTATAACCCACTAACAGAGTTTATTGAAAGCCATTCAGACAGAACACCACTTGGATCAATTAAAGAAATGGCAGACTGCATAAAAGGGGGGAATGGGTATTTACCCGATGGTGAATTTATACCGGACTTTATTGAGACTTTTTTAACAAAGTTTTATCTTGGTTTAATAGCAGGCGCATTCGGTCATAAAATGCCCCCCATAATCCCGATTTTATGGGGCAAAGAAATAGGCAAAGGTAAAACTTGGTTCTGGTCTAATTTACTTCCAGAAGATCTTCGCGAGCGTTATTTTCAAATATCTCAAATGGATCAAGGGAAAGACGACGATATTCTTCTTTCAAAAAAATGGCTTGTATGTGACGATGAATGGGGCGGTAAGTTTTCAAAAGATTCTAAATTTATGAAGACAAAAGTAGGTCAAAACTCATTTACGGTCAGGAAAGCATACGCGCGCGAACATGAAGAAATGAAGCGAGTGGCAATGATTTGCGGAACATCAAACGAGCGCGATTTGATTCAGGAAACAAATAACAGAAGAATAATACCGATAAATGCTCAGGAAATAGACCTTGACAGATACAATGCTATTGATAAAATTGACCCCATTATTGAAGCCTATCACCTTTACACTTCTGCTGGTGAGTCTCCGTTTTTATCCCAAGCCGAAAACAAGTTACTCAACGAAATATCAAAACAAAATACTACAACTGATTTTGTTCAGGAAATGATAATGAAGTTTTATGAGCCAATTGACGATCCGCTTGATCCAAGAACGGTACTTTTGACTGCTACCGAAATTCACGATTATATTACAAAGAAAATGCCTCACAGTAGAGCGTCGGTTGTTCAGGTTGGTAAAACACTTCAAAGACTTGAATTTCTTCAACACCACGACGGTAAAAAGCGCGTTTATTTAGTCAGAAATATTTCAGATACAGACCGATAAATTTCTTCTTCGCTTCTTAATATTTTTACATTTATGCCCTGCTCAGACCAGTTTTGATGCAGGGCTTTTTGTGCTTTGGACAATACGCCTTTTTCCGTCTTTACCTCAAACCAGTAAACACAACCATTCCAAACAAGGCATAAATCTGGAACGCCAGCAATAACTCCCATCCCTTTAAGCATTGCGCCCTCTCTTGCGCTTCCTGACGCTCTTTCGTTCGCAATATGGAACAAACACCCACGCGACGCAGGAAAGTCGTTCCAAAGGCGTATAAATGCGTTTTGTTGAATTCTGGCTTCGTTTGCTTCCATACGACAAAGTTAGTGGTCAAAATCAAGACTAACAGATAACAGATAATAACAGATAGTTTTTTTATCTGTTAATGTCTTTATATTATTGATTATCAATATATTTGATATGTATTCTAACAGATATACAGATTTTTGACACAAACCGAAAATAACTATTAAGAAAAATAATAATTAATAATTGAAAAAAATAAATCTGGATAAGTCAAATATTAAATATATCTGTTAATCTGTTATTTATATAATATAATATATTGATTATTAATATATTAGATAGTTCTAACAGAAGTAATAACAGAAGACTAACAGATAAAGTCTGTTATATCAATTAGTTATAAAAAACACGACTGATTATCAATTAGTTATAAAACGCTAAATTTGGCAAATATTAAAATTTAAACCTGATCGCAGTAAATGAGATTAAACCTTTTTCACTTAACTCCCGTATATTTATCAATCGGATGGTTCTCAAAATTACCGATACCACAAAATAAACCCATCCTCCCCGGTTGGGTTTGTTTTTTTCGTATATTTGCGAAATTCAGCATTGAATCAAAATGGCAAAAAGACAACCAGTTAAGCCAGTAGGGTTGACCGCACCCGAAGCGGTAAAAAATAAAGGGGGCAGACCCACAATATTTACTCAAGAATTAGCAGACCGAATCTGTGATGAAATAATGAAATCAGAAAAGGGTATTTTTGCCTTATCTGAATCACTTGATTGGTTTCCTGCGCCCAGTTCTATTTATTTATGGCTTGACCAATACCCAAAGTTTTCGGAGTGTTATACGCGGAGCAAGCAAGCCCAATCAGACCGAATGGCTGAATCCTGTCTGGTTATTGCAGACGATTCAAGCGGAGATACAATCGAAACCAGCAAGGGCGTAATTGAAAATCGGGAATTTACAAGCCGTTCAAAACTCAGAGTTGAAACAAGAATGTGGCTAATGGAACGGCTCTCTCCGAAAAAATACGGTAAGTTATCACAGGAGGCAGACCCAGCAAATAATCAAGCCGAATCCTACCAACCGCCTCAAATAACCGTAAACATATCGAAGGAAGCAATTGATAAACTTAACAAATAAAATCATGGAAACATTCACAGCAGATTACGCAAGACAATTAGTCGAACGCTCCAAACTCAAAGAACTTGGATTGATTCTGACAGACATCCACAGCGTTGCCGAAACCGGAGCAACTGAACTTGTATTAACTTACAAGTTAAAAAACAACACCGAATTTGAGTTGAACAAACTCGGATTTGTGATTGAAAATCAAGAACCGCATACCTTCATCCGGTGGTGAAATGACCGAAGCCGAAGCCATCCAATTACATAAAGTTCTGGAAACGAAAACAGCCGAACTAATGGAGCATTTCGACACCGTTCAGATAGTAGTAACTCGCCACAACCGACTGGATGAAACAACTGAAATGATGTCAAAGGGCAGGGGCAATTTATACGCTCGTTTCAGTTCGGTGGAGGCGTGGCTGGAATCAATCGAATGACCGAACTAAATTGAGGCAATTGCGTATAAGTCAATATGACATCAGAGGTATATTTAGAAGATTGCGTTTCAGGAATGAAGCGATATGCTGACAATCATTTTGACTTGGCAATAGTTGACCCACCTTATGGGATTGAAAGGTTTAAAAACGTAACAACCACACCAAGCAGTAAAGATGTTCACGCTAAAAGATTTCAAAGAATGGAAACTGTGAACAATGATAAGCCAAGCGATGAATATTGGAGTGAGTTGTTTCGTGTATCTAAAAATCAAATTGTTTGGGGTGCTAATAATTTTGAACTACCACCAAGTGAGTATTTTTTGTGTTGGAATAAACAACAAGCAATGCCAAACTTTGCGACTTTAGAATACGCTTGGGTAAGTATGGGATTGAAGAAACCAGCAAAGTTATTTACTTACTCAATACATAAACATAACCAAGTTGACAAAGTGCATCCAACACAAAAACCGATACCGCTTTACGATTGGATTTTACAAAATTATGCCAAAGAAGGTGATTTAATCTTAGACACACATTTAGGCTCAGGAAGCAGTCGAATCGCAGCGTACAAAGGCGGTTTTAATTTTGTTGGATTTGAAATAGACCGCGAGTATTTCGATAAACAAAACAGACGCTTCCACGACTTCAAATCTCAACTAAGATTGTTTTGACCGAACTAAACGAAGCCCAACAGCAAGCGTATTATTTACTCCACCATTCCGAGGCTAAAGAAGTTCACATGGTAACGGGTGTTGGAGTAGGTAAAACCTTCATGCTCGGTATGGCTTCGATACCATTCCTATCCGTACCGAATAGCCGTGGTCTTATTTGTGCCCCAACCGTACCGATGATGAAAACAGCCACCTTGCCCGGAATCGAATCGGCTTGGCAACGGGCAGGACTTCAACCGGAACGAGATTATATCGTAAACCGCCAGATGAAGGGCGTTAAACCTTATTCCCGAATCGGTTCGGAGAATGTTATTACCTTTCGCTGGGGGTCTTATGCGGTATTAACCAGCCTCGAAAATTACAACACCGTAAACGGGTCGGAGTGGGATTGGATTGTTGTGGATGAAACTCGTGATGTGCGAAACTTTGAGTTCGCCTTGGGTAAACTACGGGCAAGGATGCGTGGTCAAACTTTCAAAGGATTGAATCTTACCCATAAAATCCTAACCGCTACCACTCCACCCGACAATGTCAAGTACTATCTCGAACTCAAAGAAGCCAGCCAAATCGAATCAAATCGAATTGCAATAGTTCAGGCTGAATCCTATGTCAATCAACACAACCTACCACAGGGATACATTGAGCAATTGGAAGCCACTCTTGACCCGCAGACATTCAAGCGGGAAGTATTAGCCCACCTTATTACGGCACAATCGTCAATCTACGCTTATTCATTTACCCGTTCAGTTCATGTCGGCAAGGTTGATGAAGACCCGAACCTACCCATTTACATTTCATTCGACTTTAATGTGTCGCCAATGACATGCATTTATGCTCAGCACACGCCAGACAGGAAGCGAATCAGGATAATCGGAGAGGAACGGATAATCAATTCTGATGTCACCGAACTATGCCAGCGTATCAAAAGCAAATACCCGAACCAGCACAGGTTGATATTGACTGGGGACGCTTCTGGAAGAAACAGAACGACAATTTCAAAAGGGCTATCCAACTGGAAAATAATCAAAGGCGAACTGGGTGTAAGTGATGCACAGATACGACTTTTATCGGCTAATCCCCTAAGTGTTGATTATATCGTATTGCTTAATTCTATGTTGTCAAAACATGGCAACTTGATAATATCTGATACCTGCAAGTACCTGATTCAAGACATGGAGTTAATGCAACGGGCAGACGATTCGGGCAAAAAAGCACCGGACGCATTAACCGGACACTTATTCGATTGTGCCGAATATTATCTATGGACATTCCATCGGCAGTTTTTGGATAGATTTGCCAAAAAGGGTAACTTTACATCGATATGACACACACATACGACCTCAAGATTTACAACGGCAGAGTTAAGGTTTATGTGGATGGCTTTGTTATGTTCTCGTTCAATCAAATCGACTTCTCAGGTTATTATGCATTCAAAGACGATTCCGATTTATACGGCATTACAATCTACATGAATCGAGAAAAAGCAGGGGCACAAGAGATGGATATTTATTTCAAGACCAAACAGAATTGGCTTAATATTTTAGAACTACTGGACAATAATTTATGAGCAACCTAAAAAACATTTACACCGACGCAAACGGCATCGAGTGGCGTTCATTTGAAACATGGGGAGATATTCCAGCCAATCGTGTTATCCCTGCTGACCTTGCCGTTCGTAGGGCTTCGATGGGATTGAATCCAGAACGATTGGTTCAGGCGTTTGAAGAAATTAAACAAGATTTAAACGCAGGTAAAATAGTCGATGGATTTGCCAAGTTTGACCAACTTCAAAAGCGAATCAACGACATTCCAGACGAATCATTACTGCAAGATTTAGCCTGTGTATTCGTGATTCATCCCGACGAAGAACCGCTTGACTTCGACCCAAAAATGCAACGGACGAAAATCGAACTATGGAAGCAGGACGAAGAAGCACGGTTTTTTTTTATTCAGTTGGCAGTGCGTTATACAATGGACTTATCGGACATCTCAGACGCCTATATCCGTATGCATATCCTTCAAAGGAGTTTGACGGAGTCGAGCGACCCAAGCAAGAGTATCTTTCCCTTAGCCGAAACTGGGCTGATGAGTTCTCAACCTGCGTAACTGAAGTGAACTTATTACATCGTATGGCTTGCAACGGTTCGATAACTGAAATTAAAATGCTTGAACGAATGCCAATTGAAGAGTACGCCTCGACAATCAACGCATGGAAATACGAGTTACACTTAAAACAAAAAAGCGTTAAGGTATGATGGTACTAATATTTTTAATCGGAGTTATTTGCGGAATAGCACTAACAGCATTCACTTATGGCGAGCGTTAACAGACAATACAGACGAGGCTTAATTCGTGCCGTTATTGACGATACCGGAAAGGTAATCGGTCATGTAAAAAAGACGAATCGTGGCAAATGGGTTGATGTGAAACTAAATATCGGGAAGTCCGTTTAAGGTTTTATGAAAATAGAAGTATGTATTGATTGCAAAGTATTAAAAAAAATACATTGCAAAGGTTTATGTCAATCCTGTGTAACAAGACGATATAGAAGTACAGAAAAAGGAAGAGAAGCCACAGAAAGATATAATAAAACTAAAGCCGTTGAGGCAAACAGAAGGTATAGAGAAAGGATAAGGCTTTCGAAACCTCCTAAACCACCAAAACCTCCCAAACCTCAGAAGCCTACCAAAAAACCAAAAACAATAAATCAATCATCTTACAATGAAGTGATTTCGTACATTAAAAATGGTTACGGAATAAGAGAAGCCATTGAAAAAGCAAAAATAAATAATAGAACATTTTATAATCAAATCACTGAAAAACAAAAACAAGAATTATGGTTTTTCAAAAGGACGGGTGTTGACTTTGATGAATTGGATTAATTAATCCCATTTTTTTCTTACCTTTGTCTTGTCCTCCCCGGACTTAGGCTGACCAAGCCATATTGGGTTAAATTAAGTAAAACCGATGGCTCAAAATATAGTTTTCCGAGTAGTTGCCGATACCCAGCCAGCAGTGGATGGGATGAATAAGTTGGACAACGCAACCAAAAAAGCAAAGAATGATGTTTCTGGTCTTGATGACGCACTTGGTAAAATCGGTGGCATGGTTGCTGGTGCGTTTGCAGTTGAAAGATTAATTGCATTCGGAAAGGAAGTGTTGAATGTTACGAAGCAATTTGAATCTATTCAGATACGACTTAATTCAATTGCAGGCGGTGCAATTGAGGGTCAAAAAGCCATGGATGACCTGCGAATATTGGCGAATAAATTAGGACTTGAATTTAAAGGGTTAGCAAACGAATATGTGAATTTCGTAGGTGCTGCGAAAGCATCGGGAATGGAGGTAAGTAAAGCCGATAAGATATTCAAGTCAATGTCTGTTGCAATTGCTGGTTCAGGTGCGAGTGCGGAAAGTGCTGGTCGTGCTATGACTGCATTAACTCAAATGATTGGGAAAGGCAAAATCTCAGCCGAGGAATTGCGTGGGCAACTTGGAGAGGCACTTCCTTCGGCTATGGGAATCATGGCTAAATCATTAGGAGTTACCACACAACAACTCGATAAGATGATGGCGAATGGAGAATTACTGGCATCGGAAGTTCTCCCCAAATTCGCAACCGAAATGGAGAAGGCGTTTGGAGGCGATGCGGAAAAGTTATCAGAGGGGCTTCAAGGTAGTTTGAATCGACTTACAAACGCATGGGATTCACTTATGCTGAATATAGGTAATTCTGCCCCGTTTGATATTGCTATTAACTCCTTGACAGGATTAATTAACGCAGTTGATAGAGGAGTTCAGGTATTGACGAAAGGAACGACTGAGGCTTATTTAAGTGGGAAAAAAACCGAGCAGACTTTACAGGCTCAGGCGGTAATAAAAAACATAAATCAAAAACTTGACGAAAAGCAATTAACAATTGACCAGAAAAAAGAGGCTCTAAATAAATTACTCGAAACTGGTCAGAAAAAAGAAAACGAATTATTATTAGAGAGGGGCAAAGTAAGAGCAGATATAGAAAGAGGCGGTGCAGGTTATGATGCCAAACGCAGACTATTTGATTTATTTGAATTAGTTCAAAAGCAACAAGTCTATAACGAAGCGGTTAAGTCTGAAATAAAATTATTGCAGGATGAGGGTTCGGAAAAAGCAAAAACAACAACTTTGACCGATGCCCAAATTAAATCACTCGAAAAGGAACGAAAAGAGCGTGAGAAGTTGCAAGCATTAAAAGAAAAAGAACAATACGATGCTGATATGCAAGCAATGAACGAAAAAATCAAAAACGAGAAAATTGTTGCAGATACAATGTTGAGTATAACCAAATTTAATGATGATAGAAAATTAAAAAATAGGGATGAGTATAACTCTAAGATTAGAATTAAAATACAAGGTAGTGACCAAACCGTTGAAGAGATTACAAAGAGTAATTTTGAAAGAGAATTAAGGCTACTGAATATGCAGTACGATGAAAAATTAATAAAAGATGAAGGTTATCTAAAAGCATTAGCCAAACTAAGAGAAAAATACGGTCTTAAGGAAAAGAAAAATCTTGAAAAAACTGAAACTGATATTATTAATATAAAAGCAAGTAAAGAACAATTGGTAAGGCAGATGGCAATTGATTCAGCCAGAGGAACGGTTGATACGATTATGGCTTACAGGCAAAAAGAACTTGATGGTGAGGCTGAAATGGTTGAGAAGCAAAGGCAGGCAGGGTTAATCGGTCAGGAACAATATGACCAACAACTTCGAGCAATTAAACGCAAGCAAGCCGTTGCAGATAGGATTAATGCTATTGCTCAAATCGCAATCGGTACAGCCGTTCAAGTTGCTTCTAACCCACTACCACTTGCACCTTTTATAATCTCTTTGGGTGCAATTCAAACAGGAATCGTACTTGCCCAGCCAATGGCATACAACAAAGGAACGAAGCGAGTACCAATGATGCGAGGTGCGGTTAGGGGTAGAGATTCCGTTCACGCTATCCTAACACCAGACGAGCGTGTTGTACCTGCTGATATAAACACACAGCCGGGTTATTCTGCACTACTTGATTTGGCTCAGGACAAAAAGATAAGCGACAAGGAGGCTGGCTTCTTAGCGGAACTTGCCACATCAGGAATGAGGCGAACGAATACTTCGCAAACAATCGACCCTGATACGATTGGTCGTGCAATTGCCAAGTACATTCCGCATACCAATGTGGCTATTAACGAACGAGGCATTGCGGTCATAACAGAGAGAAGCCAGACCGAAATACGCAGACTAAGAAGGAGGATTTCCTAATGCTACACATCAAGATTAACGGCACACCGATACAGGGCAGGATAGAAGGGTTAGAAGATTTCACTCTGAATTATTCGAGAGATTCCGAAACGGGTAGAACGCAAAAGTCATACACGAATCAATTGAAGTTTTATGATGATGGCTTTGCAATAATCTATCCTCTTATGGTTGCTAACCCAAACGGATTGAATCAATCTGCAACGGTTGAGGTTTGGGATGACTGCTGTAATGCTCCAGTGTATCGTGACCTTATCATTCGTGGTGATATGGTTGATTTTTGTGCAAACGATTGCTTCGTAACTTGCCGATTGACACGACAAGACCCAGACGAACTAATTTATCAGTGTTTGAATAAATACGAGATAAGTGATAACAGAAATGGGTATTTTTATTATAACTATAACGCCAACGGTAGCAAGTTCCCATTAGTTACTTATTGCAATGAACTGCGTCCTGATTGGCTTCATATTGTATTATACAATTTAGGTTCAATATTATTATTTATTGGGTATGTAATATGGCCAGTAATACAAACTCTTCTTCTTGCAATTACAGCATCGTTATTGGCAATATGTGGTATATTAAGAGCATTAGAAACTATATTAAATGTCATACCCGGATTCAACCTTGATATGACACCACCAGCCTGTGACCAATTATTTCAAGACCCCGGATTTATGTTCAATGGTTACAATCAACTGCTTGATAATTTGGCTGAAAACTTCATCGGATGCGGTCGTAAACACCCTACTCCATTATATCGGCAGTATGTCGAAAACGCCTGCCAGATATGCGGTATAAATCAATTCAATTCATCCATATTAAATAACCCAAACAATGAATATTGGAATGCTTTATATTTCTTTGCCCCTGCTGAAAAGGGTAAAAGAAACCCAACCGTTTATACTCAAGCAAACAGACCAACAGCAAAAATGTCAACTTGGCTTGATGTAATTGCTAAAGACTTCAATGCTAGGTGGTGGGTTAGTCAAGGGCAATTATATTTTGAGCGGAAAGATTTTTATTTAAGTCAACCATTTATTTACGATGCTGTTGCAAACGCTTCGACTGGTGATATACTAGAGGGCGTGTGCTTTACTTATAACGAAAACAAGTTAAACGCATCAATAAAAATAGATTGTGCTATGGATGCATTAGACGATGTAGGTAACGAGGCAAGGTTGGCTTATGTAAGGTATGAAGAATATACCCCACCTAATAATAATTTTGAGGGTATGATTGAAAAAACATTATCGTATGCACCTGCCAGATTTTTCTTTGACCCAATTGCAGAAACCATAATGAGAAATACAAGCGTCACAGGATTGCCGTTTGTTGCTATCTTACTACCTAATATTAACCAATATACAAAAGCGTTATTAATGGCAAAAGATACCGCCAGTTCTCCGAAAATGCTAATATGGGATGGAGTCAATCGGGAGGAAGCGTATGTTAAATATTATGGAGGTAGTGGCAATGCTCCGGGATATCCAAATGTACCTGCTCATGTAAGTAAAAAGTATTTACCAACCGTTTCACAAACATTTCAACCTGTTATAAATGTACCAGATATGTATGATAACTTTCATGTTATCGATGACCCATATCAAAACCCATTCCGATTCTGGAATGCCGAATTTACGGTTCGGGCAAATTGTCAATTAGTGCAACAACTCGATGTCAATCGCACCGTTCGATTAAGCACTCCATACGGTGCTGTTGTTAATGCCCGAATAAATCAAATCAATGCTAATTTAGGTGAGCGAACAATTCAATTTACTTGTGAATTTTAAACATGGCAAATAATC